GTTTGGCAAGAAGTAGGCAGAACATTAAATTTAAGTGAAAGTTAAGATATGTATGCAATAGTAGAAGAAAATCAAATTACACAATATATAAATAATCCTAAATCAGTTGTGATAGGAGATGTAATATACCCAGCTAAAATATTTCAGTTATGGTCGCAATCTCAATTAAATGAAATAGGTATTTATGAAGTAATTACTGATGCAACAAACAAAAAAGATGAAGAATATTATAACAATACAAACGAAGAATATAATTATACAGATGGACAAGTAATTAAATCATGGCAAACTGCAACACCAAAAAGATTAGAAGATGAGGATGCAAAAGATAGAAATGGTGAAAATGTTTTAGATGAAGATGGTAATCAAGTAATTAATTATGGTTTAAAAACAGAAAAAAAAAGAATTGTAAAACAACAAGCATCAGGATTATTAGCACCAACAGATTGGTATGTAGTAAAATCAACAGAGGTAGCAGACTATGATGTACCAGCTAACATATTATCTTTTAGAGCAGATGTGAGAGCAAAATCAAATGAAATGGAAACTCAAATAGATGCCTGTACTACTGTTGATGAACTTAAAACACTTTATGAATATGTAAATACAGGAACAGATGAAAACCCTGTTTATGAAAGACCACTAGCAGAATTTCCTAAGGAGATTTAAAAAATGCCTTTAATACTTGGAACTAACTCCATAAAAGACACAACTTTTACAGTTGCTAATTCGTGCAGATTTGATGATAGTAGCAGTACAAGATTACAAAGAACTATATCTTCTGGTTCATCAAGTAATACAAAATTTACAATTAGTTTTTGGTTTAAAATGTGCCATAATCATACAAACGATGAATGGTTTTTTGAAAATTATAATAGTGCCTCAGCGAGAACTTGGATTAGATTTAATTTAGATACAGGAGACCCACGATTAGAAGTTTCTGAATACACAGGAAGTTATATTTTTAGAAAAATAACAAATAGAGTTTTTAGAGATATTGGTGCATTTTATCATATTCATGTAAAATTTGATTCTACACAAAGCACAGATACAGAAAGATTAAAAATTTATATAAATGGTGTATTAGAAACAAATTTTGCTCAAACTAATCATCCATCGCTTAATGCAACATCAATAGTTGCAAATACAGGAAATCAACATATTGCATATAGTGAAAATATAGGTGGTGCTTATTTTTCTGGCTATATGTGTGAATATGTATTTTTAGAG